AGATGAAGTCGCTGAAACCAACCAACCAACAGAAAGCGAGACAGCCACCGTGGAAGAAACCACTTCAGCAGTCGAAGCAACACCTACAGTTGAGGCTGCCGCAGTTGAAGCTGCTCGCCCTGCTGTAACAGCAATGGCTTACTCAAAGCCACGCATTGAACTAACTGCGGCTAAGTACGCAGAAAACACTATCCGCGCAGCGCTAGGTGATGAGTCAGCTCGTCAATATATCCTTGCAGCAGATAACACAACTGACAACGCTGGTCTAGTACCAACTCGTCAACTTTCAGAAATCATCAACCCACTTGGAACAACTATCCGTCCTTCGATCGAAGCGATCTCACGCGGAACACTTCCTGATGCAGGCATGACATTTGAGATCCCAAAGATCACACAAATGCCTACAGTTGCTATCACTGCAGAGGACGCAGCGTTCTCAGACACAGATCAGAACTCATCATTCCTATCTGTTGATGTTAAGAAGTACGCCGGACAGCAGACATTCTCTGTCGAATTGCTAGATCGCACATCACCAGCATTCTTTGATGAACTTATCCGCAACATGGGTGCAGCGTACGCAAAGGCTACAGATGCAGCAGTTAACGCAGCACTTATCGCAGGCGCAACAGCAGATGCAACAACCACAACAACATACCCAACAGCATCAGAATTGCTAGGAATTGTTGCTCGCGGTTCTGCTTCTGTTTATAACGCGACACTCGGACTTCCAAATCCATTCGCTCGTAACATGATCGTCAACACTTCACAGTGGTCAAACATCATGACACTCAACGATGCAGGCCGTCCTATCTACAACGCAGTCAACCCAATGAACGCTGGCGGATCAGTAGTACCAACAGCACTTCAGGGTAATGTTGCAGGACTCAACCTATTCGTAACTCCTAACACAGCAGCTGGAACTGACACAGACGGATCTATCCTCATCGTCAACCCAGATGCTTACACATGGTACGAGTCACCTAACTACCGTCTCCGCGCAGAGTCAACAGCCGCAGGTTCCATCACTATCGGCTACTACGGCTTTGGAGCGATCGCTACCAAGGTCGGCGCAGGCGCATTCAAGAACAACAAGGCGTAAGCCCATTTAAGTCGCTGGTGGGGTAGTGCCCTTCTACCCCACCAGTCTTTAGAAAGAAGGAAGCATGGCACTTACTACAGTTGCAGAGTTACGCACCGCCCTTGGCGTTGGCACACTCTATGCTGATGCGACCCTTCAAGAAGTCGTAGATGCAGCAGACAATGTTCTGCTTCCTTTTATCTGGTCTAACACTCTCTCAATTATTGGGCATAGCAATACTGCCAGCACCGGCACTTCTTACTTCCAAGACTCGATCGCAGATGTTCTATATGTAGGCGAAACCGTAGTTATCTCAGGTGCAGGATCTAAGCACAATGGATCTAAAACTATTACTGGCAAGACAGATCATTCAATTACTTATGCAATAACTGGCAACAATAATGCGGTAACACCACGCCACCCAATTAACCCTTATGGCTTACTTTCAGCCGAGACATATCTCGACCCAGCAACGATCCCAGCGATCCAAGAAGCTGCTTTAATGATTAGCATTGATATCTGGCAATCTCGCCAAGCGCCTTCGAGCGGTGGCGTTACGATCGATGGTTATGCTCCAAGCCCTTATAGAATGGGCAACACACTCTTGGCAAGAATTCGCGCTTTGATCAGCCCATATCTCGATCCGCGTAGCATGGTTGGCTAACCATGGCGGCTATCTCAACACTTCGCAGCACTATTGCAGCGGCACTCGTAGATAATTCACTCTATTCAGTCTTTAGTTTTCCGCCTAGCACGCCCATAGTAAACAGCGTAGTTATTAGCCCGGCAGATCCTTATATTACCCCGACTAATAACGGTCGCAATACTGTTGCACCACTTGCTAACTTTAATATAAATATATTCGTGCCTTTGCTCGATAATGAAGGCAACCTAAACGGAATTGAGGATATGTTAGTTGCAGTCTTTAACAAACTAGCAGCTTCCTCTATCGTCTATAATGTGGGAGATGTGAGCGCTCCAAGCGTTCTTAATGCCGCATCGGGCGATCTACTGACTTGCTCCCTGCAAGTCTCAGTCCTAACGAGTTGGAGTTAATTATGACCCTTGAAGAATGGGAAAAAGACAACGCAGCGTTCCTGATCAAGATAGGTCAGATCGCTCCAGCAGCACCTAAAACAGCAACTAAGAAAGATGAGGAATAAACCAAATGGCAGTATATCTAAGCAATGGGGTAGTTCTAACTGTTAATGCGGTTGACCTATCATCACTCGTATCATCTGTAACTATCAACCGATCATTCGATGAACTAGAAGTCACAGCAATGGGCGATAGTGGTCACAAGTTCGTAAAGGGCTTGGAAGCATCATCTATCACTATCGACTTCTTTAACGATGAAGCAACAAACAAAACACTACAGACTTTGAACTCATCAAGCGTCTGGGGCAACAGCGTTACTGTTACAGTCAAGCAGACTTCAGCTGCTACTTCAGCAACTAATCCGCTTTACACAATGTCTTGCCTAGTTAACAACACAACACCAATTAACGGCGCAGTTGCAGATCTTTCAACTCAGTCAGTCACTTGGAATGTTAACGGCACTATCGCAATTACAACTTCCTAATAACTAACTAAGGGGCAAAGCATGGCAAAACTAAAGGTAACAAGGGCAGACGGAAGCGTTAACGAGTACCAGATCACACCAGCGATCGAGTACGCCTTCGAGCAGTATGCAAAGAAGGGCTTTCATAAAGCCTTTAGAGATGATGAAAAGCAAAGCGATGTATATTGGCTTTGCTGGGAGTCTATTCGTAGGTCGGGTGAAACCGTTAAACCCTTCGGAGAAGCGTTCTTGGAAACTTTGGCTAAGGTCGAAGTTCTCGATGACGACCCTTTGGAGTAACGCGAGAGTCCTTCACCTATCTCGTAGCGAGATTATCGCTTGAGACTGGACTCTCGCCACAGACTTTAATTGAACTAGATCACACGATGTTCAGGACTTTACTTCAAGCCCTGAAGGACAGAGCAAAGGAGCAAGCTGATGCCAACAGAAGTAAAAGGCGCAGATAAACTCCGCAAAGCCTTAAAACAATATGAGCCTGATCTAGCCAAAGAGACAACTAAAGAACTGGGCAACTTGCTAAAGCCTATCGCTGCTAAGGCTCGCGGTTTCATGCCAGCAGAGTCACCGCTAAGTGGCTGGGCAGAGCGCGCAGACGGTAAAGGCAAGTTCCCTACCTATAACCCTTCGATCGCCAAGAAGGGTATTACCTATAAGACTTCTCCAAGCCGCCCTAATAATCGCGGTTGGCGTTCGCTCGTATCCTTACTCAATAAGTCAGCCGCAGGCGCTATCTATGAGACTGCTGGCCGTAAGAACCCCGGCGGAAACTTCTCACCACGATTAGGTGGAGAACCTAAAGGACAAGGCAAGATGCAAGGTCGCGGCATCTTTCGCGCTTGGAATGAGGATCAAGGCAAGACTCAAGGAGCAGTTATCAAGGCACTCGAAGGCGCAGCCGCTAAGTTCAACGCTAAGACAGGCAGATATAAGTAATGGCTACTAATGTAAAAGTCGATATTGCCGCGGAGTTCGTTGGCCGTAAAGCCTTTAACGATGCAGTTAAATCAACTATCGGACTTAACTCTCAAGTAAAGACACTTGCTAAGTCTTATGTTGGTCTGTTCACAGTTCAACGCTTGGGTCGGGCTAGTTTTAATGCTGCCAAAGCCTTTGCAGCCGATGACAAAGCAGCCAGAGTATTAACCCAGTCTTTAGATAACTTAGGTTTAGCCTTTGCTGATCCTTCGGTCAAGAACTTTATCGCTGATCTTGAAAAGCAGTTTGGCGTACTTGATGACCAACTGCGCCCAGCCTTTCAGCGTTTATTAACTACTACTGGAGATGTTGCTAAGAGCCAGCAGTTGCTCCGCACAGCCCTTGATCTAAGCGCGGCAAGCGGCGCAGATGTTGTATCAGTAGCCGGTGACTTATCTAAGGCCTATGTAGGCCAGACTCGATCCCTTGCTAAATACGGTATCGGACTAACTCAGGCAGAACTCAAGGCTATGGAGTTCGAGCAAGTCCAAACACGAATTAACGATCTATTCGGCGGACAGGCTCAAATTTCTGTCGATACTTACGCAGGATCTTTGCAGCGCCTATCTGTTGCAGCCAATAACGCTAAAGAAATTATCGGTGGTGGATTACTCGATGCACTTGCAGCCCTTGGCGGCGGTGGCGAAGGTGGACTCACTAACACACTAAACCTTATTGAAAAGACTTCTACTGCCCTTGCTACCTTCGTGCGCCGCTTTGGCGTTGGAGTTGGTCAGTTAGCAGCCCTAGCGCGTGGAGACTTAAAAGCCTTCAGAGCCATAGGCGAGACCGAGATGAACCGCGGTCGAGACATGTCTGGTATCACTCCAGGGATCAGAGCAGAGTTAACTAAGGCAGCAGCCGAGAAGGCAGCAGCCAAGAACCGCACCGCTTTACTTAAGACAACCAAAGAGCAGACTAAAGCGATTAAAGAACAGACAGCGCTTACTAAAGCTGGCACTCTGTTCGATATTCAGCAGACTCAGATCATCGCTGCACTCAAGGGTGATATATCAGCCGAGGAACGGAAGCGCCTAGAACTGCAACTAGCGATCCTTACTGGCAACACTTCAGAGGCTTCTAAACTTGCCGGGGAACTCGCCAAGTCTCAAGGACTATCACAGCAACTAGCTGCTTACCTTGCAAGCCTGCCAGATGCCAAGAACCCTTTTACAGCATGGAAGTCTTATCTTGACATGATCGAGTCTCAGGTTGCTCGTATCGCAGCAGGTAATGTACAAGTAACTCCAACATCTATGGCTTCTGGCTATGGCGTAACTGGTGAGCAATACTCACTTCCTCAAGGATCTCAATTTACAACTGACACAGGAGTAGCAGTAACAGTCAATGTTAACGCTGGCTCGATCATCGCTCAAGAAAGTCTTACCGATGTTATCCGCGATAGCCTGCTAAATGACTCGCTACAAGCCAAGTTCGCTTCCATATTCCGTCAAGGTGGGTCATTCGGATAATGGCACTCCCAGCGCAAATCAGCGTATCGTTCGACTTTACTAGCGGTGCTACCTTCGGCTATCCCTTTACTATTGGCGATGAGAAGTACGGCGTTCTAGGAGTAGGCACACTAGCCTCAACAACTACTCCAGAGCCTACGGTTGATCTAACTCCGAATGTTCGTCAGATCAGTATTAAGCGCGGTCGCAACATCATGCGCGATACTTACGAGGCTGGCACAGCAACGATCCGAGTCTTAGATCCTAACTCCGACTTTAACCCTCAGAATGTGAACTCTCCTTACTTTGGCTTCTTGACTCCGCTACGCAAGTTGCGTGTCTCAGCAACGGTTGGTGGGGTTGGCTACTTCTTATTCTCTGGCTATACAACAGAATATAAGTACACCTATCCTCAAGGGCAGGAGACAGGCTATGTTGACATAATCTGTTCTGATGCTTTTAGACTTATGCAGCAAGCAGGAATTACCACGGTGGCAGATGCCACAGCTGGGCAAGATACCGGCACTCGAATAAACCGTATTCTCTCGCAGGTTCAATGGCCTGCTTCAATGCGCACGATCGACACAGGAAATACGACTTGCTTGGCTGATCCTGGCACTTCTCGCACAGCCCTAGATGCCCTAAAGAACGCAGAGTTCTCAGAGCAAGGCG